AGTTGCTTGACAGTATCCAACATCACATCAGACATTGACCCAGACCAGTCAAGAATAAACACCAGACCGTGATTCTTACCATCGGCAAGGGTGGTTACTTTCTTGAAAATATCCTCATTGTATTTGTAGGTATGAAGTTTGGAGCAATCCAATACACCAGTGCGGGAAGTTGTGGCACGGGCATAGGAATCTGCTGCCTTGCGACACTCAAACTCTTTCACAAGATAGTTGACTTCTTTCTGTGCCGACCGTTTGAATTCTACAAACTCCTTATCAACTTGACCAAAGATATTTTCGTAAGAATATTCTCTCTCCTCAAGAAAACTATCCCAAGAATTCTTACACCTATCGTGAATTTCTTGGTTGGGCACAATAACTTTATCCAATTCAAGTTTAGGCAATTCAAGATAGACATTCTCATATCCATCGTGATTGACAAGTTCTTTCAGTGCCTCTTCCAGAGACTCCATCGTCTTGACTTCAGGTTCTTCATCTTTCTCTCCACCCCCATTTGTGGGTTGCTGTTGAGGTTTCTGCTGAGGATTTTCCTCAGAAGAGGGAGCACCTTCAGACCCTTCAGATTCAGGTTGGTCGTTTTCACCTTCCTGCTGGTCGATAAAATCTGAGGCAGGTTGCTGACTCGCACCACTATCTTGCGACTCCAGATTATCCAGAGAAATCTTGGTTTCTTCCTGCTGCTTTTGCTTACAATACTTATACAGTGCCTCTGCTGCCACAAGCACATCAGCAAAGGTCTCAGTATCAGCAATCAGATTGATGATTTCAGTCTCTTCACCTCTCTCAACAGGAATATCTACATAGTTGCCAACCTTGAACCACAGATTAGCACGGTCGGCAAGATTATAATTTTCAATTTTGTCATCTTTGATTTGGAAGAAGTCTTCATCGGCAAGTTCTTTATAACCATTGAAGAAAGTCTTTGCCAGACCAGCATAACGACGTTTCATCAGTTTCTCAATGCGAGCATCCTCCACCACATTCACAAACTGTGGAGGAATTTTGTGCTCCTTCAACCAATCCTCATCAGGAGTATAAAGTGCGTGTCCCACCTCGTGACCCACCAGAAGGTCATACACAGTGTTGCTTGCCTTCTCCCACATCGGCAGGGTCAGCACACGGGTATGCACATTAAAGCAGGCAGTCTCCACCTTCTTGTGCTCAACCACAAGGTCTTCGGTAGCAAGAAGTTTGGCGAGTTGGGACTTGATTTCGTGGCGGACGGTCATAGAGCGTTATGCGTTATGAACCTATTATACGCAAAAAATATGCCTATCAAACCACCGCTGGGACAGTTTCTAAAGTGTCCATTGTAATTCCGTCGAGGTGGTCTATCTCGTGTTGTATAATTCTTGCAGTAAGACCAGAATAAGTCTCAAAATGTGGTTTGCCTTTGAGGTCTCTGTATTTGACCTTGATAGTTTCTGCTCTGAAAATAGGCAAATAAGTTTCGGGAATACTCAAACAACCCTCTTCCATCATACACTTATTTTCCGAAAACTCAACGATTTCGGGGTTTATCATTTTGAGAATATTCCCTTCATCAGAGACCACAATGATTCTTTTAAGGACACCAACTTGGTTTGCGGCAAGTCCAATACCATTATTTTGGAGCATTGTATCTACCATCGAAGCACAAAAGGTGCGAATAGTATCGTCAATACTCGCAACTCTCTTTGCCTTTTGTGTTAAGACCTTATCTCCTAGCGTCCTGATGGTAAGCATATCAGACACCATATCTAGTATATTATATATGAAAAAAGGTGCCTTTGGAGCACCTTGTAGAAGGTTTTGGAAAATGTCCTATCAAAGACCTAATCTTTTCTTCAATTCTGCTCTTGCTGCATCTTCACGGTTTCCTCTTTCTTTGAAAAGGTCATCTCTACGCCCCTTTAAGCGTTCTCTCATTCTTTTTGTTTTCGCCACTCTTTCACCCGATGGAAGGCGAGATAATCCACTACTTCTGCCTTGATGTTGATTATCAATAACATTTCCTGCCTTATAAGTTGTCTTTATACCCTTTTCGATTTGTTTATTTGATTGGTCCTTTGCCGCTTCAACAATATCTTCTCTCCATTCTTCACTCATATTCGCCATAATAGCAAGAGCTGCCTCATTGGTATCAGCATAACCCTCTGCGACCAGGTGCTCTAGAATGTAATCAAAGAGGTCAGTTTCTTCGCGGAAAGACCCTGGTTCACGACCTGCTCTGCGGGAAGCAGCATTTCCACCTCCCCTATCAGTATTAGCACCACGCCCTTTACGACCACTTCTTTTTGGAGCCTTTGGTCCAGGTCCTTCTTCGCCGCCGTGTTCAAGTCCTCTCTGTCTAGCAGAATATTTTGTATTAAGAGAATCAGCAGCCCTTCCCTTTGCTGCTGGTTGAGTTGCCTTTACTCTTCTTTGAGCGCGGTCCATTCTGGAAACATTATCATCACCTTCTGGATCTGGCGATGGTTTTCCTCTCCCACCATAGACACTCATAGGACCAGAAGCAACGCGACCTCTTGGGTCTCTACGCTCTTCATCAAGTTGCTCTACTTCTTCTTGTTGAGCATAAATGGAAGCATATGCTTCCATAAGTCCTAAAATTTCTTGATCTCTCATTTTACACAAAGACTTTTTAGGTATTTATAAAAAAGAAGCGCCTCCTTGTGAGAGACGCTTCTTGAGTGCTTGGCGGCGTGCCTTTGCTTGTCGGAGTGCTTGCGGTTTCAATTTCCGCTTCTGCTCCTTTTTAGAGTGATGGTAGCGATTGGGGACTTGCATTAGTCTTGTGCTTGTGAGGACAGATTACTATCTATACTTACAGAAGTCAAGGAGTCCAGTTTAGAAAGTGTCCTATTCCTGTGCCTATTTAATGCTGCCTGCCTGATTTTTTCCTTAGCTTCGGGGGAATGGGATTTGCCTTTCATAGGATTATTTTCACTCATTCGTAAACTCATATTTTTCTTATACTCATCACTATGAGTTTTTCCATACATTCCATTTCTTTCTCCAGAGTTTTTTCTTCTGGGATCACCTTTCATTTTCTCAATAGTTTCAAGAGAATGTTTTTTACCCAACATAGGGGGTGTGTTTTCTTTTAGTTTTTCTATTGTTTCTGGAGAATGTTTCCAACCAGAATTTGTAGTCATTCCTCCACCACCAGGAGAAACATTCAACAAATTGGAATTTTCAGAAATATATTTTATTTCTAAATTTTCAATGTAAGACGCATCTTCACTTTGCTCTAAAATAGACAATTCAAAATTTTCAACTCCATATTTTCTAATAGAGTTATAAAATTTAGGACAATCGTTTTTCTTTTTTTCAGTTTTATAAGCGTATTTATGTTTTTTCCATCTTTCTTCTGGTTTAAGAGAAGTTATACCAATATATTTTTGTCCTGTAATTTTGTTTTCAATACAATAAAGACTATACACTGACCTAAATGAGAATTGAATTACAAATATTTATGTAATATTACAATTCAGTCTTATAAGAAAATCCGTTTTTTTTCTCAAACTTTATAGTCGAATCAAACTTATCTTGTAAATCTGTTTTATGAGAAATTACGAAAACATTAGTATCTTTTACAACATACTTAATAATTTTCAAAAATTCATCAGCACCAAATCCATCAAGTGAAGAATCAAAAACTTCATCAAACAAAAGAATATTACAATTTACAGAATTTTTAACTCTGGCAATTTCCCTCCATGAAAACAACAGGGCAAGGTCAATTCTTGCCTTTTCTCCCTCCGAAAAAGAACTATAAGAAAAGTCTTCGTGAATGGGAGATTTAACCGTTTCGTTAAACTCTTCATCAAGATGGAAATTAATATAAAAATCCATCATTTGAAGATAACGATTAACCTGCTGATTTATGAAGGGAAGATACTTTTTAATAATCTTCGTTTTTACACCATCATCCTTGAGCAAGGAATAGGCAAAATCGTAATAAACGATTTCTTCTTTTTTCTTTGAGAGGTCTTCGAATGTTTTTTGGAGATTCTCTTTGAATTCTTCTAGTTTCTCATGCTCAGTATTTCTGTTTTTAAGTTGCT